GGCCCTACACGCCGCGCCACAACGGCAAGGTGGAGCGCAGCCACCGCGAGGATCAGAAACGCTTCTATTCCTGCCATTCGTTCTATTCACTCGACGACTTTGCCAAGCAGCTCGCCGTCCATAACCGCCGCGCCAACAACTTGCCCATGAGACCCCTCCGCTGGCTCTCGCCTAATGAGTTCGCTGTCCAATATGTTTGACAAACCTACAAAAGGCGGTGATACCGTGAATCTTGGTGAAAACGTGAAGTCCCGGCGCGTTGCTCTGGGCAAATCCACATACGACCTGGCCCGGGATGTGGGCGTTACGGACGTGACGATCTCCTACGTGGAGCGCGGCCTGCGCCGCCCCAGCTTGATGCTGGCCATGAAGCTGGCGGACGCGCTGGGCTGCACGTTGACGGAGCTGGTGGGTCCGGAATCAGCATAAGACCGAAGGGAGGGAAAGTCCATGGCGCATGATGCCAGAAATATCTATCAGATCGCCCGGAAAACAGCCGGGCTGACCCAGGAAGCGGCCGCAGAACGGCTGGCCCTATCGGTGGAGAGCCTGCGGGCCTACGAAACCGGGCAGCGTATCCCGGGCAACGACGTGGTCAGCCTGATGATGAGCGTGTACAACGCCCAGTATCTGGGCATCCAACATGTGCAGGCGGCCGGTGCGCCGCTGCCGGCCTGCGTGCAGGACGTGCAAGTGGGGCAGTCCCTGGAAACCAGCACATTGCGGCTGGTAAACCGCTGGCTGGCCTTCGCCAACCGTCACCGGTGCGACCAGCTGCTGGCCATCGCCGAGGACGGGGTCATCGACGAGCAGGAGCGGCCGCAGTTCGACCGGATCATAGGAGAGCTGTCGGAGCTGGTGCGGGCCACGCTGGCCCTGATGTACACGGAGGAGGGTTGATATGCGGTGCAGGGACCGCAGGCGCGTGCATAGAGTAGTCTGTGAGGAGGGATGACATGGATTGCATTGCAGCGGCGCTGGAGTTTCTTATGCGCGAGACGTTAGCCCGACATGGGCTGACGGCAGAAATCACGATTACGAAGATCAACCAGGGAGAAAGCGAGGAGTCTGGTGAACAGAGGAAGGCAGACAGGCTGCAGGCTGTACCCGCTGTGCGTGGACAGCTCGGTCTGCCGGGGTGACTGCGTGCGGTATATGCGGGCCACGGCCCGGGACCGGAACGCCGTCAAGGCGCAGATCGCCGCCCTGAAAAACAAAAGAAGCCGCCCGAAGGCGGCAGAAGGAGCGTGTATACATGGGTTGGAAACCATTGAACCTGGCCCGTAAGGACGGGCACCCGGAGCCTGGTCAGCTGTGCGTGATCGGACGCATCTGGCGGGGCAGCGCAGGCCCCGCCAGGCGGGAGTACATGGTGGGGCGCTTCCTCCGGGATCCCAAGAACCCGGACGCCCGTAAGCTGTGGTGGCAGCGGGCAGACTGGAACACCATGGAGAATCCCGCCACGTGGGGCCCGCGCTACCATGATATCCGGTGGCTGCCAATCTCCGGCCCGATGGGAGGTGATTGGGATGCTTGATGTGCTGCTGCCTATCGTGTTCGCAGGCGCCGTCGCCAGCGGCGTTATGTGGCTGGCGGACTGGATCGACCGGCCCAGGCAAAAGAAAAGCCGCGCACGGGGTGGGACCCGTGCACGGCACGAAGCGTAAGCGCTTCAGACGACAATGATAGTATACCACAGGTGCGCGCAAAGCGCAAGGAGGAAAATTGTGGAAAGCAAAATTAAGCTGGTCCGCCGCCGGGGCTTCACCACATTGCCCAATCAGGTGCTGCGTGATCCGGGGCTGAAGCTCACGACGAAGGGCCTGTATGCCGTGATGCTCTCCTACCCGGATGATTGGGAGTTCAGCGTCCGAGGCCTGTCCGCAGACGTGGGGTGCGGCCGGGATAAGATCCGCAAGGCCCTGGAAAATCTGGAGGACTGCGGGTATCTCCTGCGGGAGCAGCTTCATAGCAAGTCCGGGAAATTCGCGGGGAATATGTACATCCTCTACGATGAGAAAACACCACCGTTGCCGACTTTTCCGGCGCCGGAAAACACGTTGCCGGAAAACCCGACACAAAGTAAAGAAAGAATAAATATAAATATCCCCCCTACCCCCCCCAAGGGGGGGCGGCGTGTGCACAAGGATGCGCCGGACTGGAAGCCGGATCGCTTCGCAGGCTTCTGGGGCTTCTACCCGCCCAAGGGGCGCAAGGACAAGCAGGCGGCCATCCGGGCCTGGGACAAACTCCGGCCGGATGATGCCCTCATCGCCGCCATCGGTCGGGCGCTGCGGATGCTGAAGGCCTCGGAGGACTGGCAGCGGGGTGTGGGCATCCCGTATGCCGCCACCTTCCTGAACGGCGAGCGGTGGCATGATGCGGACAGTCTGCCGGAGGTCCACGCCTCCAGCGGCAGCGAGGAGGAGTACGGATGGCAGAATTAAGCGCCGTCACCCGCCTGGACGCCGAGCAGGCCGTGGTGGGATCCCTGCTGCTGGATGAATCGCTGGCCCCGGCCATCCTGGCCGCGGTGGATCCGGCCGATATCAGCGGCCCCGCCAATCGGCGGATCCTCCAGGCGGCCCGGGCGCTGCTGCGGGAGGCCGCACCGGTGGACCCCATCACCCTGCGGGACAAGCTGGGGCCGGAATCGGCGGAGTACATGGTTCAGCTGATGGAGATCACGCCTACCGCCGCAAACTGGCGGGTGTATGCCGATCTGCTGCACGAGCAAGCCACCCTGGCCCGGGTGCAGGATCTGGCCCGGGATCTGGCGGATGCGTCCACCCTGGAGGAATGCCGCGGGCAAATCTCCAAGCTGGGCGATCTGATGGCCACCGGGAAGGGCGTGGACGCCTGGAGCATGGCGGATGCTTACCGCTGGTTCATGGAGTCCCAGGCCAGCGACAAGAAGCCGGAGTATATCAGCTACGGCATCCGGGAAATTGATGCGGGTATCTACACGGAGCTGGGCGACGTGGTGGTTATCGGCGGCGAGCCGTCTGCCGGTAAGACGGCCCTGGGCCTGATGCTGGCCTATCACATGGCCAAGAAGTACCGCGTGGGATTTTTCAGCCTGGAGACCAGCACACGGAAGCTTACGGCCCGCCTGGTGTCGGCGGCCATCGGCATCAACTTCAACGATATCAAGCGGGGCACCATGGACGAGGCTGCATGGCTCCAGGTGGCCCAGGGCGGCGAGGACTTCACCACGCGGGGGCTTACGCTGATCCCGGCCGCCGGGATGACTCCGACCCAGATCCAGGCGGAAAGCCGTGCCCGGGGCTTCCAGATCATCTTCGTGGACTACATCCAGCTGGTGGAGCCGGAGGGTGATCCCCGGGCCAATACGGCCCAGGCCATCGCAGGTGTCTCCCGTGCTATGCACACCTTTGCCCAGTCCTCCGGCACCCTGGTGGTAGAGCTGGCGCAGCTGTCCCGACCGGAGAAGTCCGGTGGCTGGCGGCCACCGGATATGCACAGTCTGAAGGAAACCGGCCAGCTGGAGCAGGATGCAGACGCCATCCTGCTGCTGTACCGGCCCAAGCCGGACGGGGAATTGGATCCCAACAAAACGAGGATTCTCAAAATCGCAAAGCAGAAGGAGGGCCGCCTGGGCACCTGGCCCATGGCGTTCGACGGTGCTCACCAGCGATTCGGCCCCCTGCCTGTGGAGCTCCAATCACTGGTATCCCAGCAGGAGAGGGTCAAGAGGGGCGCGGGCAAGAAATCAAAGGCCGCAAAGGCAACCGGTGAAAAGCGTCCCCCTGAGGCTCCCCCGGCCGATAGCCGCCCGCTTGAGCAGCTATCATTCCAGGAGATCCAGGACAGCGGCGACGAGCCGTTTTGAGGAGGAAAATGTACGAGATTGGCGACAAGATTATGTTCCGGCCAACGTTCCTGTGTCAGGACAAGGACGGACGGCGGCTGCGGAGCAGGGAGCCGGTCCCCGGCCGGGTGGTGTATATCCACCCCCGGGGGCGGTTCCTGGTGGCGGAGCGCCGAGTGGACGAGCGGTATGCGTACCGCGAAGCAATATTACTTACGAAAGGCGAAGTGCAAAATGACGACGATAGCGATCATGAATCTGAAGGGCGGCGTGGGAAAAACAGTGACGGCCATCAATCTGGCCGACGTGCTGGCCGCCGCAGGTAAGCGGACCCTGCTGGTGGACTGCGACGGACAGATGAGCCTGACGCGGTTCTACCTGCCGGACCTGGATCCGGACACCACCCCCACCCTGGAGGGCGTGCTGCTGGGCACTGCGGAGCCCTTCTGGGACGACAACATTCAGGAAATCAGCGACAAGGTGTGGCTGCTCCCCGGCTCCAGCGGCCTGTATCGCATGGATGTGGCCGCTGTGCGCAGCGGCGGAAGCAGCTGGCAGACGGCCGTGCGGGACTACCGGGACGCCGTAGCCGAGGACTGCGAGGTGGATTACCTGGTGTATGACTGCCCGCCGGGCTTCACCTGTGCCAGCATCGCCGCTCTGATGGCGGCGGACGACGTGGTGATCCCCATGCTGGTGGACGGCTTTTCCCTCTGGGGCGTTACCGACCTGGCAGCACAGATCAACAGCATCAAGGCTGCCAACCCCCGGATCCGTGTGGCTGGGGTCCTGATCACCCAGTGGCACCGCTGCGATGCGGTGCAGCAGGGTGAGGCGCTGCTGCGCTCCCTGGGCGTGCCGGTGTTCCGGACGGTGATCCGGCGCACGGACAAGGTTCCGGAATCCACCTTCGACCGGACGCCCATCCGGGATTACAGTCCCCGCAGCGCTGCCAGTCTGGACTATCAGGCATGGGTGGCCGAGTATCTGCACGAGGAGGCGCAGCATGGCGAAGTTTGATCTTGGGGCGTTTGCGAAAACGCTGCAGGCGGTGCCCGAAACGGGCACCGAGGGGCCGGAGCGGATCGAGTACATCCCCCTGGATCAGCTCCACGAAGATAGCCGGAATTTCTACGCCGTGTCTGGCGTGGAGGAGCTGGCCGCCAACATCCAGCTGTGCGGCCTGATGGATCCTCTGCGGGTGAGCAAGGCGGAGGACGGCTACACCATCGTATCCGGACACCGGAGATTTGCCGCCCTATCTCTGCTGGCCAAGGAGGATCCTCGATTCGCCCAGGCGGCCTGCATCGTAGATTCCAGCGCGGACTCTCCGCAGATGCAGGAGCTTCGCCTGATCTACGCCAACGCCGATACCCGGCGGATGAGCGGCGCCGATATCGCCAGGCAGGCGGAGCGGGTGCAGGAGCTACTGTATGAGCTCAAGGGCCAGGGCGTGGAGTTCCCTGGTCGCATGCGGGATCATGTGGCCGAGGCTTGCAAAATCAGCAAGAGCAAGCTCAGCCGCCTGGAGGCGATCCGCAGCCACCTGGCCCCGGATATCCGCAAGGCCTACTGGGATGGCCCCGAAAAGGGCCGCCTGAACGAAGCAGCCGCCTACTCCCTGTCTCGTCTGCCGGAGGACTACCAGCGGCAGGTGGTGGACGCCTACCGCGGGCGCTCCAGCCATGATGGCGGCGACCCCGGCCTGAAGTGGCTTACTGCCGGGGCGGTGGATAAGATCCGGGACGATATCAAGTCTGCCGGGGAACTCCTGTGCAAGGCGCACGGCAAAAAATGCCTTAACTACCTCGGCAAGGTGCACCACATCATCCAATCTCGCATCAAATTCCCCTACAGCTACAGCACTTGCTCAAGGGCCTGCTGCCGCACCTGCGCCAGCTTCGTCAGCTGCAAGGATGTGTGCCCGCGGCTCAAGGATGCGCAGCAGCAGGCCCGGGCGGATTCCCGGGCGCAGGCCCAGCAGGAGAAGGCTGCCCGGGCGGCCAAAGAGGCCCCGGCCATCGAGCAGATTAGGGCCATCTGGCAGCGGTTTGCTGCCCTGCGCAAGCAGGCGGGGCTGTTGCCCGACGAATACAAGGGCAAGATCGATTGCCGCTGGATGATGCCCGAGCGGGATATGCTGGAGCAGGAGGCCGGAGCGGCCAAGGTCACCCCGGATACGCTCCTGCCGTATGGGGCTCGCGTGTACCTGTCGGACGTCAAGCGCTGGGCCGCTGCGGCCGATGCGCTGGGGTGCAGCGTGGACTACCTGATGATGCGCACCGACGATCCGCAGCCCATTGCGCCGGTGCCCGGCCAGCAGCTGATCCTGGCCGGATGGATGCCCGGCGGCACCAACCCCGGGCATGACTGCGATGGGCTGGTGATCCTGGATGTTGGCGGCCCCATGGATCCCGGGTGCACGATGCGCACATCGGCGTACTATTACGGCGGCGCATGGTACATCGATCGCGAGCACCGGGCTAAGATTGATGATATGCCTGTACTGGCATGGATGGAGGTGCCCGCCTGGGAGCGGGCGGAAAAGGAGGAAGAATGAGAAGTACCAGCGAGATTCTCCGGGACCTGCGGCAATGCATAGGCATGGGATGCGAGGACTGCAGCTATCGCGATGCAATGCTGGCTGAGGCATTGCCATTCTGCGGGAACTGCATGGATGCCCTTGAATCTGAGGCCTGCCAGGCCTTAGAGGATATGCAGGCCCGCTGTGCCCGGTATGCCGAAGAAATCATGATGCTGCGGGAGCAGCTGAAGGAGGCCCGCCATGAATAATCTGGATGAGCTGATCCGGCAGCTGAGCCGGATGAAGGTACAGACGGGCTCCCTGGTGTGTCTGGGCTGCGGCCTGGAGCACAACTGCGGTATCCACGGCTGCGCTGTCCTGCGGTCGGCCATCTCCGCCGTCCGCCAGTTGGATGAGTTGCGGGAACGGCTGCGCCGCGGCGAGGATGATGCCGCCCTGGCGGCCTTCCTGCGCTGCTCCTCCGGCGTGCCGACTGGCCGCGAGGATTGCGAGCACTGCAAGTATGGCCAGCGGATCGGGGATATTCCAGATGCCGATCTGCCCGATGCGTGGGTTGTTGTCGCGGGCGAGTGGACTTGCGACTGTGATCGCATCGCCGTGGATGCCGCGAAGCGGCTGGAGGAACTGATGGAGGTGATGCAGGATGGCTAAGCCCAGCGCATTCATGCGCCAGATGCAGGCCAATCAGGAGCGCAATATGCGCCTGCAAAGGCTGTTTACAATCCAGCAGTGTGAGGATATGGCCATCATCACCCTGGGCCAGGACTTTGGCTTCGGTCCCAAGCGAGCCGCCGAGTTCCGCACCAAGATGCGTGAGACCTTCGCCGCCTACGCGGAGCTGTGTATCGACAATGCCCAGGATGATAAGCAGATGGACTACACCAAGGGCTGCATCGACCGGGAGCTGCAGCGGATCCTCGGCGACGCCGCCCAGCCCTGGGAGGAGCGGTACCCAACGGAGGTGTTTGGGTAATGGCGCACGTCGAAGTAATGTACCCGTGCCCTGTGTGCCGTGCGTTGTTTGACACCGTAGCGGAGTGCCGGAGCCATGTGGACAAGTGCCACATTCGGCCTGAGCGGTGGGCGGTGCCGGACCGGGGGAAGCGCGCCGATATGATTTCTTGCCGCGCTCCAGGATACAACGAGGCCCGGGCTCTTCTGGAGGTGACCCGTCAGGAGCTCGCAATAGAATCACGTAAGGAGGATGAATTGCTAATATGGCCGAATGCATCACAAAGGACCAGGTAATCGAGTGGTTCCGCCCTTATGGACACACGGACGAGGGCGTCCCATATTATGGGCTTGTAACAGACATCCGCGAGATGCCCGCCGTTGATGTTGCCCCGGTGGTTTGGATTCCGGTAACAGAGCGGTTGCCGGAAGATCGTAGCGATGTCCTCGTTGTTGCTTACTGGCACGAAAGATGGGGCGTTTATATGGGCTGGTGCGCTCCCGAAAGGGCGGAATGGAGTGTCCATATCGGGATTGGAGATCGAAATGATGTCGCCGTTACGCATTGGATGCCGCTTCCAGAGCCGCCAAAGGGGGTGTTTGGGTGAAACCTATGCGGATGAAGGGCGCTACCGCTTTTGATCAGTGCTGTCACAATGTTTTCAGCGGGCACATCGGCGGCCTGCATGGATATGTCCCGCGCCGTTCCGGCGTAGCCTGTGGGCGCTGCGGGCAGGAGCTGTGGGCGTATTACTGCGAGGACCGCTTGTCCCTTGTCGAGTGCCCGCAGTGCAGGGTTAAGGCCCTGGTGGAGGCCCGCAACCCAAAGGAAGCGGCGTATATGTCGCTCGGCGGCGTTAAGGAGGCGGGGCGATGAAAAGACTGACCGAGAAGCACTATGGGGCGAATGATTACTACATGACCTGCTCCGCAGAGTGCGAAAGGGACCAATGCGTTGAATGTGCAGAGCTTGAAAAGATAGTTAATCTTCTCGGGGGCTATGAGGACACGGGGCTGACTCCGTCGGAAATGCGCTCAATGAAGATGGATATGGCGATCGTCAGGGCCCTGTTTCAGGGCGCAGAAGTCGAGCGCCTGAAAGCGCTTGCCGTCGCCGACAAAGAGGGCCGCGTGGTGGTGCTGCCGGAATCGCCGGAGGCGGAGTGATGTATATCCTTGAGCGCAGGAGAATGTACATCGTGCCGGAAGCGCTGATGAAAAATAGAACCTGCCAGTCATACCGCTGGGAACAGGTGTGTATGTGCAGCGATCGGTCGGTGCTGGAGGCGGCACGCAATAAAAAGAAGGACCCAAAGGACTGGAGAATTACGGAAACGGCGGAGGCTGCGTTAAGGAGGGCTGAGAATGCTTGAAATCTGTCCGATGACGCTTAAAGAGGCAAATGCTTACGTAGAGCAGCGCCACAGGCACCACGGCCCCGTGACAGGGCATAAGTTCTCTATCGGCCTGTCGGACGGCGAGAAAATTGTTGGCGTGGCTATTGTTGGCCGCCCTGTTTCGCGGCATTTGGACGATGGGTGGACTCTGGAGGTCAACCGGCTATGCACAGACGGGACACACAATGCTTGCTCCATGCTTTATGCTGCGGCATGGAGGGCAGCACGGGCGATGGGCTATAAGCGGCTCGTGACGTACATCCTTGATACGGAAAACGGGGCGAGCCTGCGGGCGGTGGGCTGGAAGTGTGTAGGCCAAACTGGCGGACTGCGGTGGACTGGGAGGCGCAGGCCGGAGGTTGACCTGTATCCGGCACAAATGAAAATCAGATTTGAGAAGGAGGGCTGAAAATGGCCGAATACATCGAGCGCACAGAAGAACTCATGCTTGCCATGAACGCCGGTGCGAGGGCAATCGAGAACACACGGCGCTATCACGGTGCTGTTTACACTAAAGATTTGTTCTCGGAGGACTCACAGGAAATCCCGTACTTGCTGGCTGCCAAAGTGTTGCGGGAAGTAAGTGATATTCCCGCCGTTGATGCTGTCCCGGTGGTTCGTTGCGGGGGCTGCGAGTACTCCCTCAGCTATTGCGGATACCTCGTGTGCAGCTTATCTGCAAGGAGTCGTAACCCTAAGGCCAACTATATCGTTAATCCGGACTTTTTCTGTGCGCGTGGCAAGCGGAAGGAGGCCACATGAGTGGCCGGCGGTATTGTGTGCGGCAGCGTGCCGGCCCTCTGGTCAAGGAGTGCCGGGCGCTGCGGCCCCGCCTGAGCCGGGATGACAGCCCATATGAGCGGGCGGAGAAAAACAAGATTCTCCGCCCGCCTCGGGATTCCTCGGTCCGCCGCGGGCCGGTGGATCGGCTGGAGCTGTATCTTGCCCTGTTTGGCTATGACGGCTGGAGCTACGACCTGACATTTGATGACGAGTATCTCCCGGACACCTTCCGCGGGGTGCGGAAACTCTGGGAGCGGATGCTGTACCGGATGCGCAAGCGCCATCCGGAGCCCATCGACTATGTGTACCGCATCGAGGGCCTGCACGGCGACCATCGCTACCACATACACCTTACCGTGCGGTACAGCGATTTCCCGCCTATCGTCATGGAGGATCTGTGGCCGTATGGCTACGTCAGCGGCGCCCCGCTCCTGTGCCTGGGGCGGGACCCGTATGACACATACCGGCGCACCGCAAAATATTACTGCAAGGAGCGCACGGACGGCATCAAGATTCCCGTGGGCGTACAGCCCTGGGCAGTCTCCCGCTCCTTGCGGGCACAGCTTCCTCCGCCGGAACGATTTCTTGCAGACTCCTGCGAGATTCCCATCCCGCCGGACGCCCGGGTACATGGCCGGAATCAGGTGGATAACGCCTTCGGTCATTACGCATATGCCTGGTGGATTGAGCCGGATCCACTGCACCCAGGCAGGGGAAAATAGCACTTGATTAGAAATGGTACTTGAAGTATAGTTGATTGGTAGCCCAAATCAACAGGAAAGTGAGGGAAAGACCTTGCAAAAGAACGACGCAAGTGGTAAACTGGTCGTAGTGGACGGATGGGTGGTGTGCCCAGTGTGCCGCCGCAACCGGCGGCTGCTGCATGTGTACCCCGAAACCCGCGCCGACCGCCTCCCGGTATTCTGCCGGGACTGCAAAAGTGAAATCATCCTGAACATCAGAGGCCAGAGCGTTGAACGCCGGAGCCCGTGACTGATACCCTGCGAGGGTAGCCACGGACTCCGGCGTTTTTGTTTTGCCAGGAGGTGATAGCCCTGAGCCAGAAACCCCTGAGGCCGTGTCGGCATCCGGGATGCAGCATCCTGGTGCCAGATGGCTACTGCCCCGCTCACAAGCCCCGGCCCAAGGCACAGCGCAGCGCCGACAGCGCCGCCTGGCACCGGCTGTATCTGCGCCCAGAGTGGGCGGACGATCTGCGGCCCGGCCAGCTCCTGCGGGAGCCGTACTGCCGGGAGTGCGCCAAGCATGGCCTGCGCACCCGGGCCACGGACGTGGACCACATCCGGCCCCACAAGGGCGACTGGGACCTGTTCACGGACCGGAACAACCTGCAATCTCTGTGCCATTCCTGCCACAGCCGCAAGACGATGGCCGAACGGCGCCGAAAGTGACACCCAAAATCTGCGCGAAGTTGTTCCCGAATCGGGCACTCTTGGGCGCACACGCATAGCGGGCCCATGCGCCGCGATTCCTTGCACCCCTCTCCCCGGGGCTTTGAAGTTTCGAGGGAGGCCCAAGAGACCGTGTGCTGCCCTCTACACGAAAATTTTTCCCCACGGAGGTGAACGCGATGCCCGGACCGAGACAGCCAACCGATATCGTCGTGGCCAATGGCCGCAAGCATCTGAGCCGGACGGAGGAAGAAGCCCGGCGCAGCCGAGAGGTGAAGGCCCCGCCCGCGCAGAAGGCGAAGCCGCCCAAGTGGCTGCCGGAGACCATGCGCAAGGACTTCCAGACCATCGGCAAGAGCCTCATCGCGCTGGGCGTATACAGCGATCTGGACGCGGATACCCTGGGGCGCTACCTGGTGGCCCATACCCAGTACCTCACCGCAACCGGCTACGCCAATGCCGCCCTTCGTGCCGGAAACCTGCCCCAGGCTGATGCGTGGGGCCGTATCCAGGAACGCTATTTCAAACAGGCGCGGAACTGCGCCAATGATCTGGGCCTTACCGTAAGCGCCCGGTGCCGCCTGGTGATGCCCACCGTGCCTGACGCCGACGATGACTCCGACGAGTTCACCCGGCGGCTTCAGGCCCGGCAGGCGGCCGCTGCGGCGGGGGTGATCTGATGCCCTACAACCGCGAGGCGGGGCAGTTTGTCTGCGACTTCGTGGAGCGCCTGCCCACGACGGATACCGGCAGGCCCTTCCGGCTGTACCAGTGGCAGCGAGACGCCATCATGGATTTCTACTCCACCATGGTGCCCGAATCGGGCACCGATGACCCGGAGCAGCTGGTACGGCAGTACTGGTACTTATACTTGGAAATCAGCAAGAAAAACGGCAAGAGCGAACTGGCGGCGGCCCTGGGCCTGTATCACCTGATCGGCGACGGCGAGTTGAACGCCGAGGTGTACATCTGCGCCGCCGACCGTGACAACGCCGGTATCGTGTTCAACGCCGCCGTATTCATGCTTTCCTCCGCTCCCTGGACGGCGAAAATGATCGCCCGGGGGGAGCTGAAGATCATCGACTCCCAGAAGCGCATTGTGTACCGGCGGCGGGTCCGCACCGGCAACGGCGGGTACAAGTGGGTGAAAATCGGAGAGATGCGGGTGCTCTCCAGCGAGGCATACAGCAAGCATGGCTATAAGCCCAGCTGTGTGATTTTCGATGAGCTCCATGCCCAGCCCAACCGGGACCTGTGGGACGTTATGACGGCGGGCTCCGGCTCCGGCCGGCGGCAACCTGTGTGGATCGTGCTGACTACGGCCGGGGACGATCCGGACCGCACCTCCATCGGCTGGGAAATCCACGAGAAGGCCGTGGCCATCCGGGACGCCCGGCAACTGCGGCGGATCCAGGCCGAAGGCGGCGACCCGCGCACCGTGCTGAGTCTGCGGCACGTGGAAGATTCCGATATGGCGGACGCCCAGGCCGCGCTGCTGGAACGAGACCTGCCGAACTGGCTCCCGATCCTGTACGGACTTACCGCCATGTTCGGAGATGATCCGGACGACCTGGCCAAGATCGATATCTGGGACGAAAACCTGTGGTATCTGTGCAACCCGTCCCTCGGCAAGCACCTCCGGATGCGCAACATCCGGATGGAAGCCAACGAGGCCCGGCAGAGCGAGGCGGCGGAAAAGCTATTCCGCTGGCTGCGCCTGAACCAGTGGATCTCCGTCAAGGCGGTGGGCTGGATCAGCCTGAACCTGTACGACAAAACGCAGTGGGGCCCGTCAAAATTGGCGGACCGCGCCGAATGGCTGGACAAACTCCGTGGGCTTGTCTGCTATGGCGGCGTTGACTTGTCCACCTCGAAGGACCTGACGGCCTTCGTTCTCCTGTTTCCTCCGCAGGCGGGCCTGGACTGTGCCGTGCTGTGGCCGTTCATCTGGCGGCCCCGCGGCACAGTCCAGGAGGCGGAACGCCGGGACCACGTTCCATACCGGGACTGGGAGCGTGCCGGGTTCCTCTCCCTGTGCGAGGGCGACATTATCGATTACTCCATGGTGGAGGAGCGTATTCGCTGGGCGAAGGAAACTTTCTGCCTGAAAATGGTGGGCTTCGACCCGTATCTGTCCCGCACCATCACCCAGCGGCTATCCCCGATTGTGGATATCATCGAGATCCCCCAGGATCTGAAGAACATGTCCCCGGCCATGAAAGAGACCGAGGACATGATGACCCGGCACCAGCTGCTGCACGTCCACAACACCTGTTTCCGTTGGACCTTCGGGAACGTGCGGAATTATGTGGACGGCAACGGCAATTGCAAACCCGTGAAGAATCGGTCCCCGGGCCGCATCGACCCGGCCGTTGCGAGCATCATCGTCATGGCCGTGTGGATGATCGCCCGGAATCAGAAGCCGGATCTGGCCGCAGCTGTGGCTAATCCGGAGTTCACCCTGTGAGGAGGCTACCCGTGAAACGTGTTTTGAATTCCCTGCGCCGGGCGCTGCCGGAGGTTCTGCTGATTCTGGCGGGGCTGCTGATTGCGGCGGGGTGCTGGATGATCTATCCCCCGGCCGGATTCATCGCGGCGGGCCTGCTGCTGGCGGCCGGTGTCGTGCTGGACGTGCTGGGCGAAAGGAGTGATGAATCGTGAGTATGATCAAGGGCCTTCGGGCCGCAACCGCCCGTTCCCCCACCCGGAAGGCCGTCACCGTGGAGACGCTGGCGGCGGCCGGGCTGTCCATCTCTGGCACCGAATCGCCCGAGGATGGTGCAAGGCTCCTGAGTGCCGTGGACCGCTGCATCGAGATCCTCTCGGACAGCGTGGCCAAGCTCCCGGCGTATGTGATGGATCGCAGCAGCCGGGAGCACGTGCCGCACAGCATCCTCCGGCTGCTGAATGATCGCCCCAACGAGGCTATGACGCCGTTTATCCGCAAGAAGGTGCTGGAAACCAGCCGCCTGGAGGGCGGAAACGCCTACGATTGGATCGTGCGGGATCCCCGCACGGCCGCACCCGTGGAGCTGATCCCCATCCCCTGGCAACTGGTACAACCCTGGCGGGATATGTCCGGGCGCGTGTGGTACGACATTACCCACCCCATCACCGGCGAGGCTATGCGGCTGCCGCAAGAGGACGTGTGCCACTACAAGAACGCTACCCGGGGCGGCCTCAAGGGTATCAGCACTCTGGCCCGCGCCGGGGAGGTGATTTCCACCGCCCGGGCGGCCCAGCAGTACGACCTGTCGTACTACAACAACGGCGGCCAGCCCAGCGGCGTCCTCCAGACGGATTCCGACCTGAGCGGGTACGCCAAGGGCGCAGACGGCAAAGTGCTTTTCCGGCCGGACGGCTCGGCGGTATCCCTGAAGGATCAGCTGCGCAGCCAGTGGGAGCGGGTGCACATGGGCCCCAGCAATGCCCACCGTGTGGCCATCCTGGATCTGGGCTTGGAGTATAAGCCCCTGGCCGCCAGCAACCGGGACGCACAGTTCGTGGAGAATAAGCAGTTGAGCGTTACGGATATCGCCCGGTATTTTGGCGTCCCGCTCTACAAACTGAACGAGGGCAAGCAGGCCTACGGCAGCAACGAGCAGAACGCCATTGAGTACGTGGTGAGTACGCTGCATCCCATCATCACCCAGTACGAGGAGGAGCTGAGCTACAAGCTCCTGACGGATTCCGAGCTTGCCAGGTTCGAAATCCGCATCAACATGATGGCGGAGCTCAAGGGCGATACCGCCTCCCGGGCGGCCTGGTACCGGGCTATGTCGGAACTTAGTGTATTCTGCCCGGACGACATCTGCGCCCTGGAGGACATCCCCAATGTGCCCGGTGGCCACCTGCGCCGGGCCAGCTTGAACTATGTGCCCCTGGATATGTGGGAGGAGCTGAGCCGTCTGCGTAACGGCGGCGGTTCCCCTGGAAAGGAGGAATGAGTGTGGAAATGATTGTGAAATCCGCCCGCCTGGAAAAGCAGGCGGTGGACGACCGGGAGCTTGCGCTGATCAATGCCCAGACCCTGCGGGACTTCGGGGCCGATGAGGTATACACCTTCCGGCTCCTGGCCTGCGACAACCGCATTGATCGGGACAACGAGCGATTCACGGACGCCACCCTGGATCAGCTGGCGGCGCTCTATGTGGGACGCCCTGTGCTGCGGGATCACAGCTGGAGCGCCGGCATGCAGACGGCCCGGTGCTACGCCGCCAGCGTGGAGCCGGACGGTGACGCCAAGTGTCTGGTGCTGCGGTGCTACATGCCCCGCACGGCAGCCACCGCAGATACCATCACCGCCATCGATGCGGGGATCCTGCGGGAGTGCAGTGTGGGCTGTGCCGTGGCCCATGCCGTGTGCTCCATCTGCGGCGCAGATCAGCGGGAAACCCTGTGCAAACACTATCCGGGCCGCGAGTATGATGGCCAGCTGTGCCACATCGAGCTGGATGGCGCGACGGACGCCTACGAAGTCAGCCTGGTAGCCGTTCCGGCCCAGCCTGCGGCCGGGGCCATGAAGTCCAAGCGCTACGGCGGCGCCGAGCCGCCCGAGAATCCCCCCGCAACAGATTGGACGGCTGCGGCCGCCCTGGAAATCGAAAAAAACAGATTTTGAGGAGGTACAACAATGCGACGCAAGATGAACGACCTGATGACCAAGCGCGCCGGCCTGCTGGCGGAAGCCGAGGCGGCATACAATTCCGGCGACCGTGAGACCTACACCGCCAAGATGACGGCCATCGGCAATGTCAACACCGAGATCAACGAGGTGAAGGCCCTTATTGACGAGCAGGACCGCCAGTTCATGGCCAAGGCCCCGGACGCCAGGGAGGAGGCCGAGAAAGCCCAGGAGCGCGGTGCGGCGCTGCTGAAGGGCGGCGAGGTGAAATTCTCCGCAGCCGAGGTGCGCAAGGCCGTCACCCTGGCCACCGGCACCCTGGTGGAGCCCACCGGCGTGGGCTCCGATGTCCGCGATATCATCGGCGGGGCCGTATCCTCCATCGTGGACCAGGTGAGCGTGGCCGACCTGACCGGCATGGGTGCTTATCAGGAGCCCTACGTAATCTCCGAGCTGACCGCCAACGCGAACACGGTGGCCAGCAAGGCCGGGACCTCCCGCCCCGCCAGCACGGACCCCACCTTCGGCGTGGCCGAGATCAAGTCCTATGAGCTGACGGTGACTTCCTTCGTGGACCGGAACCTGTCCCGGCTGACCCCCGCCAACTACTATGCCAAGATCTACAACATGGCCATGCGGGCCATGCGCCGGAAGCTGGCCGCCCTGATCGTCAACGGCGATGGCGAGACCACCCATGTGATGTACGGCATCAAGAACGCCGTGAACAAGGCCGGCACGCCTATTTATTCCGCCGCCAATGTGTCGGCCGTGGACGTGAACCTGCTGGACAACCTGTATTTCGCCTACGGCACCGATGATGCCCTGGCCCCCAACGCCCGCCTGCTGCTGACCAAGTCGGACCTGAAGGCCATCGGCCAGCTGCGGGGTACCAATGAGAAGCAGCGCCTGTTCAGCATTGAGCCGGACATGGGCAACCCCAACACCGGTATCATCCGGGACGGCGGCGTGGTCATCCCCTACACCATCTGCTCCGATCTCACCAGCCTCTCCGGCGCGACCGCCTCCGCCTCCGGCGCTATCCAGACGATGTGCTACGGCAGCCCCGCCAATTACCTGCTGGGCCTGTTCGGCGACTTCACCATCCGGGTGGATGAGAGCTTTAAGGCGCAGGAGCGCCTGCTGACCATCCTGGGCGACGCCTTCGTTGGCGGCAACCTGGTGGCGGACAAGGGCTTTGTGGTGGCCACCGTGCCCAAGTCTGGCTCCTGATGACGGACGTAAGTGTAACCCGCCTGGCGGAGCTGGCGACATACTGCAATAAGGACGATCCGTCCCCGGACGACGAGGCGCTGCTGCGGCAGCTGTACCGATCGGCAGTGTACCAGCTGTCCGTTGCCGGTGTCAGCGCACCGGCGGACCCGGGCCGCTGTGCGGCCTATGATCTGTGCATCAACTACATGGTGGCCGATGCCCTGGATCGCCGGGCCCGGGAGGTATCCGGTACCTTCGCGGAAAACCGGAGCTTCCGCCTGCTGCTGAACCAGCTGAAACAGAGCGAGCCGGTGCCCGATTCGGGCACCGGCGGATAAGGAGACGGCTATGTACATTGACCCCGGGGAGCTGAATAAGCGGATTGAAATTTATAAGCGAGTTGTACCGGCTCCGGACGCCGATGGTTACGCGACTCCGTCACTGGTGTGTGTCCGTCGGCCGTGGGCTAAGGTTTCCAATTTTACCGCAAAAGAAGTGGCTATGCATGACGCGGATTACTTGTCCAGCACGGTGCGCTTTCTGATTCGCTCTCGCCCAGGGTTGACCCGTAAGATGCTGGTAAAGTGTGGGGAGACCTATTACGAGATTGACCACGTTGCCGCATTGGGGGATCACGGTGAATATACTGCGGTTTATGCCAAGCTCAGCACGCTGGAGGCGGCCCCATGACGCTGAATGAACGGCTGATAGCCGCGCTGTCGTCTGCTGGGGTTCCTGTGTCTCCGGACCAGTATGACGGGGACTCAACGGAATATATAACCTTTTCTTATAGCGAGATTCCCGTGTATTTTGGCGACAATGAACCCGAATTCGTCCGATACCTGATTTCCGTCCACTGGTTTCTTCCAGGCGGGGTCAATCCCATATCCGGCAAGCGGAAAATTCGGAAGGCTCTGACGTCTGCCGGCTTTGATGCTCCCGACATTACCCCGGCCAACGATAAAGATGGCCAGCACTATGTATTCGAAACGGAGTGGTTAGATGGCGAAGCTGAGGGTTGACGCTATGGACAGTCTGTTGTACTCCATGCAGCAGATCGAGTCCATACCCAAATCGGATTTGGCAGAGATCATTGCCAGACAGGCAGAGGTTGTGTCTGCGGCAGTTCGCGCCGAGGCCCAGAAACTGGGCGTAGGCTACGACAAGAAGAATAACAATGCCCGAGACACCACCCCGGAAAATTCCCTCCCTGGGCAGAAAAAGACCTATTCCACCGGAGAGACCGCTCGTTCCGTGGCCATTCGCGCAGCAAAGCCCGACAAGAAGGGTATTATGGCGGGGCAGGTATACTTCCGCGGATCCAGACCGAATGGGAGACATGGACGTAAAACCAATGCGGAAGTGGCTTTCCTCAATGAATACGGGTCCCGTAACATCAATGCCAGGAATTTTATCTGGCGTGCGCTTGCCCAGGTAGAGAGTGCCGTTATCGGGGCCGCCCGGGACGGCATTGACAGCATTTTGAAAAAACAGAATCTTTAGGAGGTGTGATTATGGCGCGGTATGGTGCAAAGTACATCCGCTGGGCGCCCTTTGCGGAGCAGAATCCGGAACCTGCGGGGGCCTTCCCTTCTTACGGGACGGCAATCGGCTTGGCCGAAATGCAGAAGGTTTCCGATAATCCCAATTTTGCGGAAGGTACGCAGTACGGTGATGACGGTCTGCAGGAGTACATGAACGAATTTCGGGACGCAGACGTTGATATCGAGGTGACGGACCTTCCGGTGGATATCGAGAAGCCGGTCCTTGGCGTTACGCATACGGCCAAGACTGGCAGCATTGTCTGCGTGAACGTTGCCGACAACCCACCTTATGGCGGCTTGGGTTTCGTCTCGTGCATTATCCGGAAAAACGTGCGCAAGTATCAGGCTATCATCTATCCCAAGGCTAAGGCTGCGATGCAGGGCGAGGAGTATGTCACCAAGGGCGAGTCGCTTACGCTCTCCGGAGGTAAGCTGAAGTTTAAGATCGCGGCCTGTGAGACCGGCGATTGGAAACTGAAGTCTACTTATCAGGCAACGGAGGCCGCTGCCAAGGCGTTGGTGGACGATTTCTTCGGCGGGACGATTACGCTGGACACTGCAACCTAGTAACAGAGGCATAAAAGGGGCGGACCATCTCCGCCCCTTTTGGAGGATGTATGGAACTAATTAACTTTGCAATCAATGGCCATGAATACCATTTGTTGCTCAACGGAACGGCCCTGTTTAATTGTTATGACCGCCTCGGACGCGAAAAGACCCTGATGGACCACTTGGAGGCAGGCGATAAGCAGGGATATGACAATATGCTTTGGATGCTGTGTGAGTTTGCGATGCAGGGCGAGTTATATCGCCGCTGGCAGGGCGAGGACCGCGGGCCTATCCTACAGTATGCCCGTGCGGCGGCCGAGGTTCTTCCGTCTCAGCTGCCTCAGCTGAAGTTGGCTTTGGCTGCAACTATCCGCAATGGTTTTACCCGTCAGCATCTCTGTGACGAGGACAGCGATCCATGGCTTGCTGAAATTGAGCAAAAAAAAACAACAGAATTACACGGGCGCAGTATCTTCGGGTGGTTACGCACATACTTGGGCTCTCTGTCAAAGAGGGAATGATTCTGCCTCCCGGTGTTGCGTTAGACATGCTCCAGCTGGAAGCGGATAGTCACAAACGCAGGAAGGGTGATGAGTGATGGCCGTACGCTCTGTAAATGTGAAACTGAGTTTGGACGGAGAAACTGAGTGGAAAAAACAGATGCGCTCCGTAAACAGTGAGCTGAGGACGCTCAAGGCTGAGTTAGCTGAGAGCAGCAGCGAGTTCCGCGGGCAGGCTAATACAATGGCCGCACTCACGGCCAGGCAGGCGGGGCTTCAGAAGGAATACGACCAGCAGAAGGAGAAGGTGCGCGTTCTTGCTGAGGCTCTGGCACAGGCTCGGGATATCTACGCGGATAGCCCGGAGAAGATTAACTACTATCGTCAGCAGCTTGCAAACGCCAGGGTGCAGTTGAATGGGCTGGACGATGAGCTGAAGGCGAATCAACGTTACCTGGATGAGGCGCGCTCCAGTACGGATGGCTGCGCTCACTCCATTGACGAATTCGGACGAGAGGTCCAAGGGGCGAGTAAAGATGCAATAAACTTCAAGGGCGTCGTCTTGGCCAACTTGACGGCGGATTCTATCCGAAATGGCTTAGCTGCCCTTGCTCACGCTGCGAAGGAGCTGGGCGTGGCCTTTGGCGATATGGTGTCTACGGCTGCGGATTATGAGGCGGCTATGGCAAAGGTACAGACGATTGCCGACAAGTCCGCGGTCAGCAATGAGGAGATGGCGGCTGCAATTATTGACCTGTCCAATGCAACTGGCGTATCGGCGGCCGACCTTGCTGATACCGTCTATAACGCCATCTCCGCCTCGGTGGCGACTGAGGATGCTGTGGAGGCGGCCGGTATTGCCACGCAGCTGGCAGCGGCGGGTTTTACGGACGCAACGACTGCTATTGACGCGCTGACTACCGTGGTCAATGCCTATGGCGACGCAGCGGGCGGTATGGCCAATGTTTCGGATCATCTGTTGGCTGTCCAGAATCTTGGTAAGACATCTGTGGACGAACTGGCTTCCAGCATCGGTAAGGTGATCCCCGTAGCTGCAGCGTACAACGTATCTCTGGATGATTTGTCGGCTGCTTATGCGATCATGACGAAGAGCGGCGTTGCTACGGCGGAATCCACCACGTACCTCAAGGCCATGTTTAACGAGCTGGGCGATTCCGGATCCAGCATCGGGAAGATTCTGACGGAAAAGACCGGAAAATCGTTCGCACAGCTCCAAAGGGAGGGCACCAGCTTATACGATGTCCTGTCCATTCTTATGGATGCCGCCGGTGGAGAGGCAGACGCATTCAACAATCTTTGGAGCAGCTCGGAGGCAGGGCTTGGCGCACTGACTTTAGTCAAGGCTGGGTCGGAAGAATACTCCACCACACTTCAGGCCATGCGCGATGCTACGGGCCTGACCGCTGAATCATACGGCATCATGACGGACACCTTTGAGTACAAGACTCAGCGGATGCAGACCGTCATGGAGAATCTGAAGATCCAGTTGGGCGACGACTTCCTCCCTGCAGTGTCTACCATGATGGACGGTTTTACCCAAATCATGTCCGGCAGCGTGGACGAGGGAATTGAAACCATGGAACAGGGGCTGGATATGTTCGGCGAGAAGCTCCGGGAGTTGGGCCCAATGGCTGGGGAGTCGGCAGCACTGTTTGCCAAGGTGCTCACGGACAACCTTCCAATGCTCTTTGACGTCGCCGGAGACCTTATCAGCGCTCTGATAGATGGCCTCGTGGAGAGCATGCCTGAGCTTATTCCCGCTGTCATTGACCTCGTCCTGACCATTGTGCAAGCGCTCCTTGACAACATCGAGTTGATTATTGATGCAGGCCTTAAACTGGTATTCGGCCTGGCTGTCGGCCTACTCCGGGCTGTCCCACAGCTTGTAAACAAGCTGCCTCAGATTATAGCGGCCATCGTTAATGGCCTGGTATCGGGAATCGGGGAACTGTCCGATGTGGGTGAGCAGCTCGTCAGGGGCCTTTGGAACGGCATCAGCAACATGGGGAAGTGGATCGGGCAAAAAATCCGGGGCTTTGGTCAGGGCATCGTAAACCAACTGAAGGACTTCTTTGGTATCCACTCTCCGGCTTCCAAGCACTTCCCGTTTATCGGGCAGATGTCCGCAAAGGGCATTGCCGTTGGCTGGGACAAGGAGATTGGATCCGTTGCAGACCAGATGGCAGATGATCTGGCGGCAAGTTTCAGCGGGTCCATAGGCAACTTTGATTCAGATTTGAGCATTGACTACCAGCTGGCGGCAGCTATGCGGGAGGATGGCAACCTCACCAACCGGATGTCCCATTTGGACTATACGTCGGCGCTGAACAGCATCGATCGCCGCGTGGCTCAGCTGGCGGATAGCTTTGTGGTCGTCTTGGACGATGGGACAATTGTAGGCCGTTTGGCTCCGAAGATCAACAGAGAACTCGGCAGATTGGCAGGGACGGAGGGACGCAACGTATGAGGAAATATGTTTGCTTTGATTCTATCCGTTCGGATCAGGATCTGGACTTGTATCTGGGCTCCGTTTCTGTTGGCTCACCGGCTGTTCGCACCAATTACGTAGATATACCCGGCGCAGATGGCTTGCTGGATCTGTCCGAGGCTCTCGGCGGCGTGACATACGGGAGCAGGGAGATCATGCTGTCGTTTGGCCGTGCGATATATGACAGATATCAGCAGGATGCCATCGTGAAGAACGCTCTGCATGGCAAGCGAATGAAGATCACTCTGTCGGAAGATCCGTCCCACTATTTCTTGGGTCGCGTATCGGTCGGCGAGTGGCAGCGGGTCAATGGCGTGGGGCATGTGGATATTTCCGCCACCTGCGACCCGTACCGCTACAAGGCTGCACCTACCACGGTCACGGGGACCGTGCCCGAATCGGGCACGCTGTCCCTGACCCTGGCCAACGAGCGCCGGCCGGTGGCCCCAACCGTGGAGGTGTCGGCGGCTGCAACGCTGACCTTCGGCGGCAAGGACATCGCGGTGGCAGCCGGCAGCCATCGTAGCCTGGATATCCGCCTGGCAGCCGGCAGCAACACCCTTGCCGTCACAGCCGCAGCCGGGACCACAGTGTCCGTCACCTATCAGGAGGCATCGCTATGAGCTACACTGGCGCGGTATGCGGCAAGGCTGTTGCCGGGCTTGCCGTCTGTGGCACGGACCCCCAGGAGACTGCGCAGGACTTTGCTGGCTATCAGCTGCGTTACGGGGATTACATCCTGTACGATCCGCGCGGCGCCAACGAGACGGACCGGCTGTGCGCCTCGGCGGCGTCGGTGGACCTTACCGCCGGCAAGGCCGGGAGTATGGCGTTCACACTGCCGCCGGATCATCCTTACCGGGACAAGCTGCCCTATATGCGGCCCGGCCTGGAGCTGCTGCAGGGCCGGCATGTGGTGTGGCGGGGCCGCATTACCTCCCAGGTGGGCGACTTCCGCAACAGCCTCAACGTTACGGCAGAGGGCGTCATGGCAGTGCTCAACGATTCCACCGTTCCCCCGTTTGTTTACCCGGACGATTTCGCGGAGGACGCGGGCTATCAGGCGGCTGCCAACAACGGCAACGTGGTGGATTTCCTGTTCCGCTGGTTCCTGGCCCAGCACAATGCCAAGGTATCCACGGACCAGCAGATCAAGCCGGGCGTCTGCACCGTGACGGACGCCAACAACTACATTGCCCGCAGCGCCACCAAGTATCTCACCACCATGGAGGCCATGACCACCCGCCTTACCGGCTCCGCCCTGGGTGGATACCTCCTGATGCGGTACGAGGCGGACGGAAACTATCTGGACTATTACGCGGACCTGCCGCTGACCAACGCCCAAGCGGTGCAGTTCGGCCAGAACCTCCTGGACCTGGAGCGCCAGCTTACCGGCACCGGCATCTACACCGCCATCCTGCCGGTGGGCCATGACGGCCTGACCATCACAGAGCTGCAGGACGGCGACATTACGGACGACCTGGTCAAGGAGGGCCCTTACGTCTGGTCTCGGGCGGCCGTCCAGAAGTACGGCTGGATATGCCCCGGCCCCACAGACTGGCGGGACGTCACCGTTGCCGCGAATCTCCAGTCTTATGCGGCGGCCCGGCTGGCTACCTCCGGCTGGGCGCTGGAAGAATCCATTACCTGCAAGGCCATCGACCTGCACGTTACGGATGCCGCTGTCGCTGCCTGGCGGGTAGGCCGGTACACCATGCTGGCCACCACGCCCCACGGCATCCGGGCAGCTATGCCGCTACTGCAGATGCACGTTGACCTGCTGGACCCGGCACAGACTACCGTTACCATGGGCCGCACCCGGCGGACCTTCACGGACGGCGTGGAGGATGAGCGCCGGAAAGTGACCCAGGAAATGGAGGAGACCCGCACCTCCACGGATGAGCGGATCAACACCGTGCAGCAGATCCTCACCGAACGTATGACGCAGATCTCCCAATCGGACCGGCAGATCCTCCTGGAGGCGCTGGAGCAATATGTGGAGATCGGGGATTTCGAGTCCTACAAGCGTGTCATGGATGCCACACTGACCGTTCTCCCCGACCAGATCCGCATGGAGGTCTCTGAGGAGATCACGGAGCAGGTGGAGGACGCCACCGGAGACATCCGGCAGTCCGTCCGCACCATGAACCAGTATATGTCTTTCACGGCGGCCATGGGGATGCTGCTGGGCAGCGAGGGCGACCCCGTGAAGGTGCAGATCAACAACCAGGGGCTGAATATCCTCCGGGAGACGCTGGCCCTGTTGTCCATCAATCAGCGTGGCGTATATACGCCATCGCTGTATATCCGGCCCATGGATCCGGACGACCCCACCGCCGGGTGCCTGTACCTGGGCAACCTGGTGGTCCGGGTTGCCCCGGATGGGTCCGTGGTGGGTGCGAAGGGAGTGAATGCCAATGGGTGAGCTGTACGGCGCACAATCCACATACGGCTGGCGGCTGTGGCTGGGGTACACCATCCAGCAGTCCCGGACCAATAACCGCAGCACCATCGCCCTGTCGCTGCAGATCTATGACGGCACCGGCGAGAGCTATAACCAGGCGGCCAACAGCTGCTTCTATGTGCTCCAGGGCTCCAAGGTATACCACCCCTACAGCTACAAGGCTAAGGGATGGTATGACCTGGGTACCAAGACCATCACCGTGGATCACGATTCCAAGGGGGAGGCATCGGTAACGCTGTCCGCCGAGTGGCACAGCGGCTTTACCTCTCAATGGACACCGGCGTCTCTGTCGGTATCCGGCAAGGTCACCCTGCCTACCATCCCCCGGGCGTCGTCCCTGGCTGTCCCGGCCCTGACGTTGGGCAGCTCCGCCACGCTGGACGTCACCAAGGCAGACAGCAGCTACACGCACAAGATCACCTATGCCTGGGGTACGCACTCCGGGACGGTGACAGACCGGACCGGTGACACCTCCATAGCATGGACGCCGCCCATGGAGCTTGCCAGCGACATCCCCAACGCCGCCAGCGGTGTGGGCACGCTGACCATTACCACCTATGACGGAGACTCCGTGCTCGGCAGCCTGTCCTATAGCTTTACTGCCTCCGTGCCCTCCAGCGCGGCCCCTGTGGTCACCGTGGCGCTCTCGGACGCTGGGGGGTATGCAGATACCTATGGTGCTTATGTGCAAGCCAAGAGCCGCCTGAGGGCCGTCACGACGGCCTCCGGCCAGTATGGGGCTACCGTCAAGGGGTGCGCCCTGGCCGTCTCCGGGCTGACGGCCTCCGGCCTCACGGCCACCTCCGGCGTGCTGCCGGAGTCCGGCACCGTGGGCTATACCGTCACCGTCACCGACTCCCGGGGACTGGTCACAGTGCTGCGGGGCACGATCACGGTGCTGCCGTATGCCGCGCCGGGCATCCGATCCATCAGCGTGGCCCGCTGCGACGCAGACGGAGCAGACGATCCCGCCGGGGCCTATGCCCTGGTGTCCTTCGTGGGCGCGGTGTCCCCCCTGGGCGATCAGAATACGGCGGCATACGCCATCCGCTACCGGCCCCAGGGCGCGGATACCTGGAGCAGCCAGGCTGTACCGGCTGCGTCCGGGCAGTATGCGCCCAGCGCCTCCGGCGTTATCCCGGCAGCAGTGGATACAGTGTACGAGGTGTGCGTGGCCGTGACGGACGCCATGGGCCGCACCGACAGCCTGATTGTGGTGCTGCCATCGGCTCAGGTGCTGTTCCGGACGGCGCCGGCTGTGGACGGTCTGTCCATCGGCCAGTATCTGACCGAGGCGGCCACGCTGATTGTGGGCGGACTCATCAAGCACCTGAAGCTGCCCGGTCCCGCGGCGGTGTTGTTCGGAGGCAAGCCCCTCCTGGACTACCTCCACCCCGTCGGCAGCATCTACCAGTCTACGGACCCCACATCCCCAGCGGACCTGTTTGGAGGCACCTGGGAGCAGATCAAGGACAGGTTTCTGCTGGCGGCTGGTGATTCTCACGAAGCGGGGACTACCGGCGGCGAGGAGGAGCACATCCTGACAGCGGAGGAGATGGCAAACCACACCCACGGCTACGATTACACGGGCCAGAGCGACGCCACCGGCACCGGAGCCATCAAGATCGTGTCTCCCGGCAGCACCGCCAACGCTTACACGGGCAAGGCTACGTCCAACTGCGGCGGCCAGGCTCACAACAATATGCCGCCGTACCTAGCCGTGTACACATGGCGCAGGACGGCATAAGGAGGAAGTATATGCCCGAAATTAAAATCAAAGTCCGCGACAAGTGCGCCGAGGGCGAGGGCGTGATTATCTGCAACAACAGCGACTACACGGTGGTGTGGGACCTGGACGGGGAATGGACGCCTTACGACACCAAGACCATGCGAGTGAACCTGGCGGACGGCACCTATCAGGACGTGGTGTTCACCGGCAATGCGGCGGCCCTGCCGGTGCTGACTGCTTCCGGCTGGGTGTCCGTGGGCTTGTATGCCGGAGATATCCACACATCCCGTGCGGCCCGGCTTCTGGCCCTGTCCTCCGTGCTTACTCCCGGCGGTTCCCCTGCCGCCCCGGCGGAGGACGTATATGCGCAGATCATGGCCAAACTCAACGAGCTTTCCACGGTTTCACCGGAGGATATCGCCAAGGCGGTGGAGGACTACCTGACGGAGCACCCTGCGGCCTCTGCGTCCATGCGGGTGGAGGGTGGCTATATCCAGTTCTCCGGCGATGGGAAAACCTGGGAAAACGTGATTGCCCTGGCCGATCTGAAAGGCCCCAAGGGCGACACGGGCGCGGGGATGGACGTCACCGGAGCAACCGTCGACCAAATCGCCAAAATTTCCGCAATCGACGACAAGGGAGTACCTACGGCGTGGGAACCGGTGGATATGCCGAGCGGAGGAGGAGATGAGACATGGGAAAAAATTGCAGATGTCGCGTTGTCTGCCGATACGTCATTGTACATAGTTGCTAATTTTGCAACGTGGAGAAAAGTAAAAATCATACTAGACCGAGATACTTTCATAAGTGGATTGTCGAAAAACGTATGGTGTAGATTATTCAAAGGAAAATCGGAATATGCCAGTTTAGGTTACCTAACGTCCGAATACGGTTATCTCCATTGGGAATTTGGCGCGGAAGTAAACGACCTATTTGCTACTTCATCCAAAATTGCGTCAAACAATCGCTACGCCAGTACGTATATTACTTCTACCGGTACTTTTCTTCTTTATAATGTATCGCCTGACGATTTGGATATAGGAATTTTGTTCACTGATACATCTGTCATCCAAGCGGGCGACAAAATTACAGTTCTGGGAGTGCGAAGATGAAAATCTACGAAAACGGCGTAATCCGCGACATGACACCCGAAGAAATCGCGGAAATGCAGCAGAACCAGCCGGACACCGCGACGGAGGAGCTGACGAACGAAAAGAAGCTTGAACTGATGCTTGCGGCAATCCCGGAGGAGCCGATGCCGGACAGCGAGCCGAAGCTGGGCTATAAGTGGCAGCCTATGTACACGCCGTCCAGCGGATTTGCTTGGGAACTTGTAGAGGACCCGACGGCACTGGGCACACAGAATAATCCCCGCTACTGGGTAATCGGCTTGGCGGTACGGCTTGGGCACTACTACACCACGGACGGCGTGACGCTGAAAGTGGCGGTGAATGAGGGCGTGCCGGAGAGCTGGGATGATGCAGCATATTTTGAGGGGGCGACGTAATGGCCCTCACCAAGGTAACTTATGTGGACAATCAGACGGTTATCGAGGCCGCCCAGCTGAATGCTATCCAGGATGAGATCATACGGGTGGCGGCGAAGGTGGACAATGGCGGACTGGTAGGCCCCACCGACCCGGCCATCACCGTGGCCATTCCCCCAGTGGTTAGGGTCCTGACCGGTGGCGAATTCAGTATCTACTACGCCA